CGTCTGTTGAAACAATAAAACTTGCCATCAAATGGAACGGAACAAGTGCGGATGTATTTGCGAATGGAACAAAGGTTGTTACTGCAACATCATTCACCACGACTGCTATGGAGTTCTTGAATTTTACAAGTGATGGTGTTCCTTTCTTCATCCAAAATATGGCACTTTTCCCAACCCCATTAACTGACACCCAATGCCAAACCCTCACAACATTATGACCTTTGCAAAATACCAATTCCTAAATCCAACCGAATGGGCAACATACAAAGCCCAAATTACCGACACGGAGGGTAATCCCGTCAACTGCGCCATCGTGGAAATCGGTAACATCTGCCTTGCCACCGACACCGAGGGGAACTGCACCGACCTTTCCCCGTTGTATGCCGTTGATATCCTTTGGAACGATGAGCCGTTGGAGTCATTTGCTACGAAAGAGGTATTCCCAAACCCCGTTGGTGTGCATACTTTTAGCGGATGCGATGAGATGTACTTGAATAGATTTTGTGAGTTTAACCCTCTTTCTCCTTATTGCACAAATGAGACACTTTGAGAATGATACAATCGCGAACATTGCAACAGGTATTTCTTGTTCGTCTGCTGTCTTACATTTTGCGACTACTTGGCAACCTGTGTTTTCGCTTATTTTGGCTATCGTTGGTATTGTTTCGGGTTTGTTTGCAATTCGTTACTACGCTAAAAAAATAGACAAACTCGATGGCGAAATCTAAGACAACAAGCGTCGTATGGCATCCAAAGCCGAAGAACAAACTTCGTCGACACACTAAGTCATTGAACAAACACAAAAGCACAAAACCATATAAAGGTCAAGGTCGATGATTGATAGAATCTTCAAGAATTGGAAAACCACAACGCTAGGAATAGGCGTGATCATAGCGTCATTTGTACTCGTTTTCTTCGAGAAGACTACGTTGAGCGAAGTGAGCGTCTTCTTAGGTGGTGGATTTATGATGCTTTTTATCAAAGACAAAAAAGAATAATCGCTATTTACTAGTAATGAACTTCGAAAGACTTCAATTTCACGAGAATAAACTACCGACATTCAAAGAGAATAAGTCGAAAGACATATACAACTTTGGAGACGACAACTTATATCCAGAGTTGCTCGTTGAGTTGTTCTCAAAATCACCTAAACACAACGCGATTGTATCTTCAAAAGCGTCATATGTTGCAGGTGTAGGAACAGCTATCGTCGGTGAGAACACACAGAACATCGCAAAAGCAGAAGCGAAACTCAAGTCGATCAACACTTATGAGTCATTCGAAGAGTTCAAACAAAAAGTCTCTTATGACTTAGAGTTATTCAATGGCTTCGCTATCGAAGTAATTTGGAATCGCGCAAAGACTCAAATCGCTGAACTTTACCACTTGCCGTTCAAGAATGTTCGTGTCGGTCTAGATGATTGCTACTACTATAGTGAAGATTGGTCAAATCGTCGTGAAGAAGTAATTCACTACAACCCTTTTAACGAGAACACTCGCGAGTCAAAGCAGTTGTTCTACTACAAGATGTATCGACCTGGTCAAGGTGTGTATCCTTTACCCGATTACGTTGGAGCATTGAAGTACATCGAGATTGATACTGAGATTTCGAATTGGCATTTGAACTCTATCAAGAATGGCTTCTCGGCTCAAACTTTGATACAGATGTTCAAAGGAGTTCCAACTCCAGAAGAAGCACGTAAAGCGAAGCGCAGATTCAAAGACTCGTATCAAGGTACAGACAACGCAGGGGGTCTCATCTTGATGTACAACGAAGCGAACGAGAGAGAGTCTATTGTATCAAACATTCAACCTAGCGACTTTGACAAACAATTCGACATCTTGAATAAGACGGTACAACAAGAGATTTTCGTAGGTCACAAAGTGAACTCTCCTATGTTGTTCGGTGTTCGTGTAGAGGGTCAACTTGGCGGTCGTAGCGAAATGATTGAAGCGTACGAAATGTTCCAACAAGCATACGTTGAGCCTCGTCAACAGAAAATGGATGAGCAACTGACATACTTGTTTTCATTCATCGCACCTGTAAAACTAGAGACGATCAACAAACCACCTCTAGGACTTGACTACTTAGACTTGTATACTAGAAATTTGATTTCAAACGAAGAAGCACGTAAGGAGTTAGGATTACCAGAACTTTCAACCGTGAAGATTCAATCAAACTTGAACGACGCAATCAACTCTTTGAGTCCTCTCGTAGCAAACAACGTATTGTCGAATATGACAATCAACGAGAAGCGTCAACTTGCAGGTCTTGCACCTATCGCAGGAGGAGACGCTCTACCAAACACATCGCCCGTCGCAATGTCAAAAGAGAATCCTTTCGGATGGGATGACGAACGTGACTTGAAAGTATTCGCTCAATTTGGTGAAGATGCTTCTCTCTTTGAAGAAGTCAAAATGACTTTCGCTAGTGACATCGAGAAAGCCGTATTGAACACAATAAAGGAAAACAAGGGAATCACTATCGGTGAAGTTGTGAACATCATTGAAGCAGACTTGTTGAAAGTGTCTCAAGCAATAGACAACTTGAATAAGACAGGAATGATTCAACCTGCTGAGGGTGGATTGTCAATTACTGAGCAAGGCTTGAAAGAAATCGCAGATATTCAAACAGAACTTCTCGTTCGTTACAAATACGAGAAAGCACCGAACACAAAAGGTGGTGATTTGATACCTACGTCTCGTGATTTTTGTCGCTCTCTCATAGGATTGAATAGATTGTATTCTCGTGAAGATATTAACGCGATGAATGCGATAGTAAAACACGACGTATGGAAGCGACGTGGTGGGTGGTATACAATACCCGATTCATCACCCGCTGTACATAGACCATCTTGTCGCCACATTTGGGCTAGTAAAGTAGTAAGAAGAAAGAAATGACAAACTTTGTATACTTCGTTTCGACAACGTATTTGAAAGACAATACGCCTATCAACGAGAACGTTGATGACAAACTCTTGAAGAACGCTATCAAAGAGAGTCAAGAAATCTACATTCGTGATATCATTGGGAGTGGCTTGTATAACGAGTTGCAATCTCAAGCGTTTGCAGGTACACTCACAACGCTCAATAGAACGCTTCTAGACTCTTATATTGCACCTTGCTTGAAGTATTACACTTTGTGTGAAGCGATGCTTCCTATGACGTTCAAATTGATGAATAAAAGCGTAGCAAGTAGAGAGAGTGACAACGCTAGAGCGATAAGTGTAGACGAGTTGACTCTTCTAGAAAATCGCTATCGCGACAAAGCAGAGTACTACTCAAATCGCTTGAGAGATTATTTGAGAGAATATACAAACGATTACCCTTTGTTCTTGAACCCTGGCTCTACGTTCGATACAATACGACCAACAAGCACTACTTTCGTAGGCGGAATCTATCTACCAACAGACTATGACGATTGCTTCTGGGGCTATGACTTCCCCGACACGGACAAATAAGTGGCAAAAAAACAACGAAGCCAAACTCATCAAATTCTTAAAGAATGACGTTAAATCAAATCATAGCAAAAATACGAACACAGGTCGAAAGCCATAAGATGGTCGGCAAGTTCTCAGTCGGTGCAGAGTACAATCTCGCAGTCGACGAGATCAAGTTCTACCCTCTTGTGTGGCTCGTTCCCGATGGCTTTGATATGGCTACTCGTGATGGTCGCTATGTGAACTATCGTTTTGCTTTGCTAGTTTTTGATAGAGTTTTCGAGAGCGAGTCGAATACTATTGAAGTATTAAGTGACACCGCTCAAATTATCATTGATATTATGGCTCTAATAGACTATCACTACAACAACGATGAAGACTTTCAGTTGATAGTGAGTAGCACAGCAGAGCCTTTCTATGACGCAAAAACAGACATCGTCGCTGGTTATGGTATCCAATTCCAAATTTCTACTCCTTACTTGGCTGATAGTTGCGTTGTACCTGTGTAGTGTCTTGTATGCGTTCTTCACTTTCAAGCCGATTGAGAAAGAACCTGTGTACATTGAGACTACTTCATACTACGAAGACACTATCGAAAAAGTACGATTTAAGAAACAACTTGTTCGCGATTCTATTTATATGTATGACACGTTGTATGTTGATACTTTCTCTCGTACTAGTGACGGACTTGAAAGGGCAATCAATCTCCATCGACACATCGACTCTCTCGAGCGCTCAACACTATCTCGTTGAGGGTGCAAAAGCAAGACGCAAAGTCATCGACTACAATAAACTAGTTCGTCTTGATTCTATTGAAATCGCACAACTCGACTCTATTCGCACAATTCAAGCAAGAACGATAAGAAGTACACAAAGCGAAATTGAATCGCTTAGAACGCATGAGAAGACACTCAAATCACAAATCATAGTTTTCTCTGTTATCGCTTTCTTATTTGGTATACTAATATGAAAAAAAATAACGTAGTACGCATCGAAAAAAATTGGGAAGACACACGTGTTCTTCTCATCTCCGATTTACATTGGGACAACCCGAAATGTGATAGAGACTTATTGAAGAAGCATCTCGACGAAGCGTTGAAAGGTAGTCACGATATTTTGATAAATGGTGACTTGTTTTGCTTGATGCAAGGTGCGTACGACCCTCGTAAATCAAAAGGAGATATAAGACCAGAACACAACGTCGCAAACTACTTCGACGCTATTGTGAACACAGCAGTCGAATGGTTCGCACCTTACGCGCATTTGATTAAGTTCGTAGGCTATGGCAATCACGAGACTTCTATCTTGAAGCGTCAAGAAACAGACATCATAGAACGCTTTGTCACTTTACTCAACTACAAGTGTAAAACAGAAGTCCAAGTCGGTGGCTATGGTGGATGGATTCGCTACGCTTTTAGTGACAATGCTGGTAAGGGAAAATCGTATGTCATTAAGTATATGCACGGATTTGGAGGGGGAGGTGCAGTAACACGCGGAACAATTCAACATAATAGAATGAGTGTCAACGTAGAGGGCGCTGACGCTATTTGGATGGGTCACGTTCACGAAGACTACGAGTTGACATATACCGTTGAGCAATTAACGCAACAAGACACCGTCATCTTGAAAGACATCTTAATGATTCGTACAAGTGCGTATAAAGAAGAGTACGGTGACGGCTCAAAAGGATGGCATATTGAAAGGGGATCGTCTCCCAAGCCCATCGGGGGTCGCTGGTTAATAATGAAGCCTCATAGAACTGAGAATATGGGTAGAAAGATTCACGCTTACACACACAAAACTCTATGATAGTTGACGTATTGATTGTTCACGAAGAGCGCAACGATGACGCGTTTCTTGAGATTGGAGTTGACCCAGAGATTGTAGAATATCTTGAAGAGGGTCTTGTTGATTTGCGTCAAGTTGTAGCAGTAAGCGCATATCACGAACACACTCAACTCTTCTTGAATGGTGGTCACTCATTGATAATTGACGAAGACTTCTATACTTTTGCAC